AAATGGTCCAGATGCGTTAGCTATTAACGTATATAGAACAGCAGGTGCAGGTGATGTAGCTGGTACAGTTACATTACGTTGGTCAGAAGCTCAAGCGTAATTATTTCTTTTCAGGATTATTTTTAGAATCTTTTTGACTATCACCTTTAACAATTCTATAATTGTCATCAGAATGATCAGGAGTACTAACTTCAGATACACTACCGGAATTACTCATACATACTAATTGATGTGGTTGGCAAGGAGGATTATGCCAAGAGTCGCCTTCTTTTAATTCTTGAGAATATAAAGTTGCATCTTTAGTATCAATCCAATTTAATTTAAATACACCATTGTTTACAAACCAAGTTTCATCTTTATCTTTATGAAAATGCATACTAAATTTTGCTCCTTTTTTAGTAAACACCATAATTTTTCCACAGTACTTTTCATTAGAAGCCCATATTAATTCATAGCCCCAACCCATTTCTCGTTTACCTGTTTTATTGATCATTTACAAATTCCTTAACGGTTTTCCAATTAATGTCTATATGTTTATTTAATTTTGTCAAATCGGCGCAAGTATAACTTTGATATTGATTGCTTAAATTTAATGGCATAGGTATAGTTTCTATTTTAGCATTGTATTTTTTAGCGATAATTCCAGCTATTCTTAAAAAACTAGTAGTCTTACCAGTACCTACATTAAAAATACCACTAACATCTTTTTTTAACATTTGTTCATGTACAGTACATACATCATCTACACAAACAAAATCTCTAAGATAATTTTCACTATTTTCAAAAATTTTAATTACTTTATCTTCTTTAGCTTGTTTTGTAAATTTAGTTATAGGTGATGCTTGATCTTTTTTATGTTCTTCGTCAGAACCATATACATTAAAATATCTAAATCCTTGAACAAGGACATCAAATTGGTCCACAGATTCAATAAAACGATCAAACAAATATTTGCTCCATGCATATGGATTCATTGGAGACACAGGACCATCTTCTGTAAATGTACTTTGACCTCCATAAACACTAGCAGAACTGGCATATTGAAAATTTGTTCCCATAGTATCACATAATTGTAACAATCTCATACTAAAATCATAATTTTGTGTTAATATTTTTTTAACATTAGTTTCTGTAGTAGTTGCAATTGCGCCTAAATGTATTACCCAATCATATTTTGATGGATCTGGCACAAAATTTTCTACATAAGAATAACCTTTTACAGTATGTCCTTTAGACTCTAAATGTTTAGATAAGTTTTTTCCTATAAATCCATTATGTCCTGTTATTAATATGTTCATTAATATCCTGTCTTTTTCTCTCCCCAAGGTCTAGTTTTTTCTGCTACACTTTCGGGGATAGTTAAATGTGCATAGGTACTATCAGGTACCGGTATAAAATTAATATTAATTGCCATTCTACTTTTTACATCTGTACAAGTAGATCCAGAATGCATCATATAACTAGGAAAAATAACCATTGAATTTTCTACACTTGGTATTTTTGTACCATCTTCAAATTCAGTGTATCCATCATTTGTATTAATATAAAGAATTGCTGTAACACAACAAGGAGTTACTGTATCAACATGATAACCATGAGTAACAAGTTTATCTTGTCTAGTAACAAGATTTGCTTTAACTCTAATAAAAGTTATTGGATCTAATAATGCAAAAACAGGAATTAGAGCTTCCCAATTAGATTGATTTGTAACAATTCTATTACTTTCTTGAAATACGTGTGTAAATTGAAATTGGTATTTTTCAGTATCTGGTAATATGTGTGTATCATCTACTACATTAGTATTATAATACCAAGGAAAATTAAGACCCATGACAAGTTCTTGTAACTTTTTAAAGTGCTCAATTGATAATGCGTTTGGTAATTGGATTATTTTATCGTTCATTTTTAATTTTTTCTATTATGTCACTTGTAGAATGTCCTTCTATTCTTGGAAAAATTTTAACTTCTGCAAGTTCATTTCCTACGGTTGTTTGTACTGTCCAATCTCCCCCTTTTACTATAATATCCGGCATAACTTCTTTCATAAGTTTGTGTGGATTATCTTCTTCAAAAACTTTAACTTCGTCTACCCACGGTAACATCATTAATTGTTTAACTCTTTTATCTTCATTATTAATAGGTCTATCCGGACCTTTTATTTTTTTAACACTATCGTCACTATTAATTCCAACAATTAATTTTTTACCTAAACTTTTTGCATATTTTAATAATTCTAAATGACCTATATGTAAAATATCAAATACTCCATTAGTAAAAATAACTCCTTTTTGTAAATCATTTAAAGTAACAGGTACAACACCACGTTGTTCTACATTTCTAGCTGATGCCATACACGCCAATTTACAACATTCAAATACATTAATATCTTTAGATATACCATAAGCTAATACACTTAAAAATGTGTCTCCTGCACCTGTAACATCAGCAACATCTTTTGCTTTTTCTTTTAATAAAGAATATTCACCTGTAGTACATAATACATGAGCACCATTACTACCATCAGTAACTATTAACCATGTCCATTGATGTTCTCGCATAAATTTAAGAGCATCAGTAATTGAAAATACACTATTCCATTCGTTATATTCTTTCATATTTGGTTTAATAATATATGCTCCATCATAGGTATCTGCACTTTGCTTTGGATCAACTATTACATATTTTGTTTTTTTTAATAATTTAGATATTGTATCTTTTTTAATAACACCTTTATTATAATCACTAACAATTACTATATCATTTTCATTACAATCAACTGTAACTTCATTAGAATAATCTTCTTCTTTATCTAATCTTAAAACGTGTTTACCACCTTGACCTATTATCCTTGTTTTAGTAGTTGTAATAGAATGATCATAATTTAATTTAGGATGTATTTCTTGATTTAAAAATAATTTTATTAATTTTTTACCTGGATCATCTTGTCCTATTGCTCCATATAATTCACAAGGTACCTTTAAATTTGCAATATTAACTGCAACATTTCCAGCACCTCCTATACTATATTTTTTATTATTCTCTTTTATAACTAATACAGGTCCTTCAGGTGAAACTCTTTCTGCATTTCCTTCTATCCATATATCTAACATAACATCACCAATTATTTTAATCATACTATAAATTTAACCATTTTAAAAACTGTTTCTAATTTTGTTTGATTGGTTTTATTTTGTAATGTTTTTCTTAATCCTTGATGCAAAGGTTTAGGCCATCTACCAAAAGCTACCCAAGAATAACCATCATGTTCTTTATTTAATTTAGGTATAAATTCATCTTTTACTAAACAAAGATATGTATGGTATAAGAAATTTTCATCATTACTAATGAATGTTTCCATAGGAATAGTTTTAACAATTTGTTGATTACCGATTTCTTCTTTAATTTCTCTTTTCAATCCTTCCCAAGGATTTTCGGAAGTTGTTGTTCCTCCAACTAACCCCCAAACGTGACTTTGCTTACTTTGTGTCCTATGTAATAACAAAAATCGCTGAGTATTAAGGGTATAGAAAAGTGCTCCGCAACCAATTATTCTCTGGGTCATGTAAATAATTATCTTAAAGAGTAATAGACCAGGTTCCTTTACGATACTCTCCTTCGAAACTTAATATCCATTGTGTGCCATCCCATTTATATTGGATGCCTGTATTAAGGTTTGTAACGTATGTAGGTGTGAATACTGTTGAATCATCTAAATTATTAGCACTTGCATTAAAAATTACTGTCCAATCTGTTCCATTCCATTCTATAATATCATTAGCTTCTGCTACAAAGTCTGCATTACCAGTACCTTTCCATGCATCTGCACCATCAGTATTACTTACATCACCGATAGGTCCTAATAATAAAAGTCTTTGACCTGCTACTTTTGTAGATGTAGGATTATATGTTACCGGATCAATTATAAAATCTACTGTACCTCTTGCATCTGCATATCCTTGAATATCAGTATCGGTAGGAATAGTATCTGCGTCCCAGTTTACAATTAATTGATTTTCATTTAAACTGTTAATTGCAAATGTTCCACTAATTCTTGTAGAAACATCTAACCTATTAAGATACAATGTGCTTAAACTTGCTTGATATATTCCAGGTAATCTCTCTAGTAATGCATTCCAATTGACATTTCCTACAACACCTCTGTCTACTATTTGAGCTATATTATTCATTACAAGAATATCATATTGTATACCTGTAGTTCCTATAACACTATCAACATCTGCTTTAACAACTTTACTAGTGTCAATAGTACCGTCTGCACTTTTTACAATATCTGCTTTAATATCTTTGCCATAATCATCTTGATAGGCTTGTAATTCAGGCATAGACTGAGTAAGGTCAATGTTACCTGTTTTTTCATTGTATATGCTAGTAATAATTTGAGTAATAACTCCTAATTTTTTAACTTTAGTAGGAGGACTAATCCAAATAGGTGTTGTAAAACCTAAAGTAGCTATATCTATTTCGCTTTCTGCTCCCACTGGAATTGTTCTTCCACTAAACTGTACACTTGTTAAATCCACTACACTTAAACTAGTCCAATCAATATAATTGTCTGTAGTTTGGATTTCTAAACTTGGATTGAATAACATTAAAACTTGTTCTAAAATTTGTAATTTTTGTTCAGTATTTGTAGACCATATATCACAATTTACAGTTAACGTATAAGGTGTTGGCATTAATCTTTCTACCGTATAATTTGATCCTTGAACATTAAGATATTCTTTATTGGAATCATCATAAGCACGTTCTCGTAAATGAATTTTACTAACATAAGTAGCATCTGCTAATCTGTCTCTAGCCATTTCTAAACCATTAACATAAATTCCCATTCTAGGAGCAGAAGGAATTTTATTTTCTGAATTATCTCTTATGATATGACCAACTTGTCTAGAAATATCACCATACATGACAGGTATTTGTTTTAGATTTCCATCACCATCTTTATAGCTAAAGTTACTCATTAGTCTAATAATTTGAGTGATATATCGTCTTATCTGTCCGTCGTAAAAAAATTGCATTATTTTTTCTCTATTTTAGATTTTTCATTTGTTTTTTTAGTTGCTGGTTCATAAAAAGTTCTAACTTTGCCCATATATTTTCGAGTAACTTTTTTAAGTCCAACGGCTTTTTCTGTGCCTGGTATAGGAATGCCCCATAATTCTCTAATCATCATTAATTGTCTGCCTTAGGTTTAAGTGCTTTAGATAAACTTTGTCTTTCAGTTACAGTTTCTCCACCTATTTGATTAGTTGCTGTATTATTAATAAACGTACCTTTTTGTGTAGCTCTTGTGTCTGTATTAGTTAATGTCATTCTTACACCATCTTCCATTTTAACCCATCTAGTCTTATCAAATCTAAATAATCTATTTGGTAAAAAGTCTGTTCTTAAGAAATAATCACCTTTAATTGCACTTGTTGGAAAAGTAATTCCATGACCAAATACTTCACCATTAGGTGCAATTCCATCACCTACTAAATAACCTTGATATCCTGATCTATCAGGTGTTTGATTAACTCTGTCTGCTAATTCGTTTTGTGTACTAGCATCTAATTCATTTGTATCAGTAGTAACAAGCTCAGTATTACCTTTAGCATCTGTTTGTAATGTGTATAAATGACTAGTTTCATATCCACTTTTTGTAGTATCAGCTTCTGCTTGAGCAACAACAGCCTCATTAATTTGCATTTCTTTTTCATATGTGGATAGTACATCTCTAAGTGTTTGACTTGATCCTTCTTGTGCAGGTAAATCAAGTATGCCTTTAAATTCTTGGCTGTCTACTATTTGTTTTAATTTTACTCTATATAAATGAGGATACCATGATACACTAAATCCTTCTGCCGCCCTGCTTATATCTTCTACTACATAGTATCTTTTTAATGCTAAATTAAAATCATTAAGGGCGTATTCGTCTTTTAAATGAGGTAATTCAAATACATCTCCCGGCATTATTTTTCGTCCTAACGTTTCTACAGAAGTTGATATAGGAATAGTCATAAACAATGTATCATTTTGTAAAAACAAACCAAACTGGCTCATATCAAAATCAATATCTGCTACATTGTATATTCCTCTTAATGTATAAACACTTGAATCGTATTTTCTATCACGATTTTCAAGAAATAACATATCTTGAATGTTAGTTTCTTTTACAGCATTATATCTAGGTTGTGTAGCTGTAGCTTCTTCTTCTTCAGGATTCCTTGGACCTAGGTATTTGTGTACAAATACATCAGTGCCCCCTACAGTAAACATCTCATTAACTGTTCTATCTAAGAAGGCGTAGTCCTGTCCTTTTTCCGGTTTATATAGACTTATTCTTGGCATACGTTATATTTATTCTTAGGCAGGACGTTGATAAATATCTATAGAGAACATATTATGGCAGATTTAGCAACACAAAAACAAGAAATATTCGACTACGTATACAATATGCTGGGCGGTGGCATGGTAGAAGTAGAGCTAGATCCAGCACATTATGAAACAGCTTTACAAGATTCATTTGACAGATTCCGTCAAAGAGCAGATAATTCAGTAGAAGAAAGCTATATGTTTCTTACAACAGTAATAGACCAAAATGCCTACACCTTAGCTAATGAAGTAATAGAAGTAAAAAAAATATATAGACGTTCAATTGGGTCACGAACGGGTGGAGGAGATGGCGGTACATTATTTGAACCATTTAATTTAGCATATACAAACACATATCTTCTCGCTAGTACTAACATGGGAGGTTTAGCAACTTATAATATGTTTGCACAATTCCAAGAACTTGTGGGAAGAATGTTTGGTAGCTTTATTGAATTTAAATGGAACACTACAACTAAAGAATTAACTCTCTTACAACGACCTCGTTCAGACGAAGAATTACTATTATATTGTTACAATTTTCGTCCAGATTCCGAATTAATGAAAGATTACCTAGTCAAAGAATGGCTTAAAAGACATACCCTTGCATTATGCAAAATATCACTAGGCCAAGCAAGAGGCAAGTTTGCCACTATTGCTGGACCACAAGGAGGAGCCGCATTAAACGGTGATTCTTTAAAACAAGAAGGTCAAGCCGAACTTGAAAAACTTGATGAAGAACTAAAAACGCAAGTTGGTGGTGGTCAAGGGTATCATTTCACAATTGGTTAATAATAACATTTGACATTCGCATAAATTTCCGTTATACTTTATAAATGATTATAGGTATTTGCGGTCTCATGGGTAGTGGAAAAGACACCATAGCCGATCATCTTATTCAAGAGCATCAATTTAAAAAAATATCATTCGCAGATAAATTAAAAGAATCTGTTGCTACAATGTTTGATTGGGATAGAACTATGCTTGACGGTCAAACAGATGAAAGTAGACAATGGCGAGAAAAACCAGATGAATATTGGTCTAAAGAAGTAGGTAAATCTATTACTCCAAGATTTGTATTACAAAAATTTGGTACAGAATGTATGCGTGATAATTTTTATGACGGTATATGGGTTAGTATGACTAAAAAGAAAATTTTAGATAATCCTAATACTAACTGGGTTGTTCCTGATGTTAGATTTGAAAATGAAGTTAAAATGATTAAAAGTATCAATGGTCAAGTATGGTGGGTAAAAAGAGGTGAATTACCTACATGGTTTAGAGTTTATCAAGAC